AGCAAGGAGAGCAACAATAGGGTTGTAGCGTGGATGAATTCTAAGTGTTCCGTCTGCGGTAATGCGAGAGCGCATATTCTCGGTTTCAGTTGTAGCGGCGAGAACTTGATTGCAGTAGGTATCGATCCAAGACGATGCGCGGGCAATAACATTTGTAAGTTCTGCATCCTGGACATCTGGGTCTTGAGAATTCCACACCAAGTTATCAAGATCGATAGCAGTAGGAGCGTTCTTGTACTCACCTAAAGTTAGATAAGGGGTAGAGAACTGGTGCGTTGTATTTGAGTAAGCATTAGCCATTTATTTCTCCACACTTTGAGCATTTTTTGAAAAAGGAACCGAAACCACATTTTTTACAATCGTAGCCAACTGCCGAACTATGCTGAATAACGCCGCTGGCGCTCGCTACTCCTAAACCTTCTTCTTTAAGTTTTTTAACAAGTTTTGGATCGTTGATATGAAGTAATCCATCTTTACCAACAAATTTACTTTTCTTACCGTTAGGCGTGTCAATCGATACGCTTGTCATACCCTTTGGTGGAATCATTCTTGTCATTGCGCGCCTCCTTCTTTATATAGAAAGGGTGCGCGTGAACGCACCCTTTCCGTTATTTGTTTCGTTATGCAGACTTGATACCAGAAACTGCACCTGACCATGATGGGCCGTATGAAACGAATGTTCCACGCCAGTAGGTTGATGCTTCGTTCTGAAGTTGGATCTTTGGCCAGTTCAAGTATGTGTAATCTTGAACATTCACGGCTGCCCATAGGTTGCTTACTTCTGAGTTTTCAAAAGGAAGAACATAAGACAAGATCGGTGCTACACCTTGAGGCAGGTAAGGGTGAACTGTTAAATCAACCAATCGGCCTGTTACTTCGTTGTGTAGTGCATCGATTGTTGCGCCGCCGACGAAAGAACCTGTTTCCGATTGAGTTAGGTTTAGACGGTATGCAGATGTTGAACCAGCAGACTTGATTGCATCAGAAAGTTGCTTACGATCTGATCCGTTCATGAAGATTTCGTCTGGGTTAGCAAGGTTGTTTGCGTACATTGAAGCAAACGCTGTTTGGAATTCTACACCTGGGTTAGAGGTAGAGAATGTTGAGTTGATGTTGTTGTTGTAACCAGATTGAGGCCCAAGGACATAAGCCAAGATACCGTCATAGCCAGCACCGTAAGCAGATGTGTCGTTAGCGTGGTTAGAAGCAACATCGCCAGTTGTAGCAAGAACACCTTGTAGTGTGTACTTAAGGGTTGCTGTACGGCCTTGGTAGAACTTAGCAGTATCAGCAGGTTCTGAACCGCCAACGCCTGAGAACACCTTGTATCCGATTGCGCCAGGAATTGATGCAGAGATAACTACATCGATAACTTGGGTTGATCCGTCTGGAGTTGCAGAAGCAACTGAAGAAACAACTGAATCACCGAATGAACCAGCATCAGAAGTAGCCTTTACCCATACCTTTGTACCAGCAGAAATAGGTGTTTCACCTGTTACAGCAGTACGAGCGGTTGCAGTAATTGTTGGAGCAGTAAGTGCGCCAGAAAATCCGTTACCAGCAGTTCCGCGACCCATTAGAAGCATACGCTCTTCAGCAAGCATTGATGAGTAAAGAAGTGTGCGAGCAGAAGTAGCGATCAAATCTTGGTATCCAAGACCTGAGTATTGTGCATCGAATGTAACATCATCGCTTAGACCAAATGAGGAATAAGCGAATATTTTGTCATCGGCGTTGTAACTGATTTTAGGACCACGGTTTAGGTATAGAGGATTTGCAGAACCATTAACAGCAAAGTTGTTCTGTGTTGTTTCTGTGATACCTGGGTGGATGTTTGATGTTCCTGTGATCGCGTTAGTGAATCCTGTGATTCTCTTGATGCGATGTGCAGTACCGACACCCTTGGTACGAGGTAACTTGTTACGAAGTGGTGTTGGAACTGGTACTAAGTACTTTGCAGGCGCTTCTAGGTCGAAGGCTGCAAAACTTGAATTGAGGGGACTGGTGAGGCTGATGTCCTTAGCAATGTCAGCAGTTGTTTCTGCAAGAGCATTGTTAAGTGCTGCAACTCCGTCAGCAGATAATGACTTCTTGGCGAAAGCCTGTGGAAGTCCAGCATCTACCTTTTGCTTGAACATTGGATCAAGGTTTGGGCTTGCTACTGCTGACTTTAGAGCAGCATCAAAAGCCTCGTTCTTGATAGCCAAGTCTTTTGGTGATGTTTCACCAAACATATCTTGTGCGTTAGGCATTATTTTCCTTTTCGTTTAGAGTGTTTGCTCTTTGATACCAGCGGCTTTGAATTCATCTTTAGCCATTTCTAGGTATCCGCGAGCGAGTAGAGGATCAGTCGAAGCATCCGCCTTAGCCTTTAGTTGCAAAGCCTTGGTGATATGCGCGTTCTGAGTTTCTGTTGATAGTTTTGTTGCGGTGCGCTTTGGCCCACCTGCAACGGTTTTTTCTAATGCCGCTGCTAGTTCGGTTTCAAGACTCAAAGCCTTTTCTACTGCTGACTCTTTTTCAGCAACTAGAGTAACTTTCTCTGCTTCAAACTTTTCCATAGCACTCTTAACGGCTTCTGCGACAAGAGCCTTTAGACCCTCATCTTCTGTGGCTACTGGAGCCTCAGAAATCTCTTCTGTTTGTTCTGCGATTGCTTCCGCGATTGCAGCGGTAGCATCAACAGTTGCATCTGCTTCAGCAGACTTTTCTGCACCAAGATCAACGATCTCAGCAGTTGTTACATCTGTGCGACCATGTGAATCGTCAAATGTATTGCAACCACATTCTAGGCACTTATGACCTTCAGCAGATTTCATTGAATCCTTTGATGAATCCTTGTGCATTGAACACATCTTTGAATCGCAACCGCCATCAGCAGCGCACTTAGCGCAACCATCGCACTTGCAACCCATTGTTGTATCTGGGTCTGGGTCTTTTGTTACTTCTGCATCAGCAGAAAGTTCGATGTCTGACATAGGTGTTGCTTCTCCTTCTTGAACTTCGCCTTCATACCAAGCAATGAGGTGATTAGCGACTTCAACGAGTTGGTTTAGGGAATAACTCTCATCTGCGCCTTCGCCCATTTCTGAGGCTTCAGCAATAATGAGTGCCGCAACTGCGCGGCGAGCAGCATCAAATGCTGCTTGGTCAAACTTCACGGTGTCGGTTGTCAAAGACTTAGCCAATTCCGTGATCTGCTTAATTGTTTCCATCTTTGACCCTTTCTCGGTCTTTGTATTCTTAAACACTTCGCTTGGAAGAGGTGCTTTAAATTCATGCATTTCCTCAACTTGTACGAGTGTGCTTTCTCCATCAACCGACTTAGCCAAAATCAACTTAGCGTTTGGGTTTGCTGGTCGATCTACCAGAGAAACTTCGATAATTGATCCATCAATGATGCGACCATTTGCAGCCTTGTTGTCGCGTACAACGCGTGGGGCTTTAATTCCTACTGAGAATCCGCGATAAACCGAAGTCTTAACTTTCTTAACAGCCAATGGATCAACAACATGGACACCAATAATATGCTTACCGTTTTTATTTTCATATTCTTTGGCTACTCCTGCCGCGTTAGGGCCATGCATTTCACGGATATTTCCACCTGATGTAAACCAGTCTGGCATTGCCTTTTCAAGCCATGCTGGATCGCAAATCTGTTGATCTAGGTCTAATGAATCGTCTGTGGCATTGCCATAGACCATAAGTGTTCCATCTTCATTCTCATCGTACTTAAGAATTGAAGCATAAGCGGTAGTAAAATCGCGTTCCATAATTAGTTACCTGCTGTCCATAGGAAAGAAACTGATGTTGAAGCACCAGAAGCAATTACTGAGATTGCTGTACCTGATGTAAATTCAAGTTGAATGGTTGAAGCGGCAGGGATAGCAATGCCTTGAGTAGTACCAGAAGCGGTTACTGTGCCATCTCCAACATAAATGGTCTTGCTAGAATCGTTGTTACGAATAACAACCAACGCTCTACGAACTCCAACTGGAGTTGTAAATAGTGTTTGTGCCGTGGTTCCAACAGTAATTGTTGCGTGTTGTAACGGCGCAGGTGTGATAGTGGTCATTGATTATTCCTCTGTTTGATCGGTTGGTGCATCTGACATATATGGAGCAATTGAACACATACAGTTTGGATGTGCTGGCGGTTCGGTATCTCCCGATGGGAAAACTTCGTTAATACCGATAGGGGAAGCCTCGGCATTTTCTTGACAATCTTCGCAACCTTCTGCAACAAGCCATTCAACTTGCTCCACGCCTGAAGTTTCATAAACATTGCGTGAAGCGACCGAAACTGCTCTGCTCATTTCTGTTTGAGAAATTGCAAGCGCTTGTTGTGGATCATCAATTACCTGATCGACCATGATTGCAACATCTGAAGGAGTAATACCTGATTCTAAGGCGTTTCCTAAAACAGTTCCAATTCGGTCTAACTTAGTTTTGGTTACACCTTGAATTGTTATTGCTCTTTGATCTAAAAGTTTTTGTAAGCCACCTGAAGGTTTAATCAAAGCAGATGCAGCAGCGTTACCTGGTTTCCAAGTATCCCAATCAATCACGCCAGCACTTACAGCCTTCTTAATTTCTTCGAGCATATATTTGCCAGCAACTTCGCCTAGAACCCAGCCATCTGCATAAAGCGGTGTAAGGGATGCAATCAATGCAGTCTTATCAGCGACAACATGAATGTTTGCCCAACTGCGGGCTTCTTGCGTAGTTACTTCACCGTGTCCAAGATGGGCTGCAAAGAATGTAGCCACGATCTCATTAGCATCAAATGCTCTTTTAAATCCTTTGCGAATTTGGTCAGCGTGTTTAGCAGCAAGGCGAACAGTTGTGCCATGTGCGGGCCAATGCATTACAACCCCAGATAGCGTTCGGCGTACCA